GTAGATGCGCTGCTCAGCCTGCTTCACAAACAGGGGAATGTTCGCAACGAACTCGCTTTCGTAGTTCTGCGTGTAGTCCTGAACGGCGGCTGACAACTCAGTGTAGTTCATCCATCACCTCAAGCCATCGGGCCTCGGGCAATCGTGCCCTTGGTCGCAGCACCGTTGCCACGCGTCTTGACGCCAGCAGTCTTGGTGCCCGGGTACTCGTTCGAGCGCTGGTTGGCCACCGAGATGTTGGCCTTGAGCGCTTCCTTGACGGGCATGACGCCGACGACCGGCGTGGCCACATTGGTGGGTTGCTTGTAGGTGGCCATATCAGCCTCGCTTCTGAGCTGCAATCTTGGCCAGATTGCGGCCCATCTTGAGCATGTTGGAGTTGGTCTTGCCCGGGTTGCCGGAAGGCTTGGTTTCCTTCTGGACGGGGACGGTTCGTGCGCCTTGCGTAGCCATGTTCGACTCCTTACGTCGTTGCAATCGTGACGGTGCCGATCCGCGAAACCCCAACGAGGTAGTTTGGCGTCAGCACATCGTCGAAGAAGCTGGCACCACCAACCGGGTTCCAGCCCCACTGAATGTCTCGTGATCCACCAGTCAGATTGCCTGCTGCGTTGGGGCCCGCCGTGATGTACGTGGTGTCCTTGCGCGGGTTTCTGACTGCTTGCGGATCGTACACCGGATACATGCCCAACTGCAACTGGGGCTGGTCCGGGTCCCAACAAGTTGGGCAGACCAAGAGGTTGTACGTCTTGGTCTTGATGATCTCTTTGCGCAGTGAGGTGAGCTTGAACTGAAAGCCGCAGCGGTCGCATACGGCAATCGAATTCTTCCCACTGGCAAACTGGTTTCCCATCAGGTGCTGCTCCCGATGTACATCCGGCGCGGCACAAAGCGCACAGCGGCCTTCTCGCGGTCTTCCTCAGCCGCAAGCTGCCATGCCTCGTCGTACTGCGCCTTGAGCACTTCCAGACGGGCTTCTGCGCCGGGAATCTTGAGCGCCAAGTAGTAGGCCAGCCCGGCCACCATGCAGGGAATGAACCGGAAAGGCACATCCATGGTGTTCGTGCCGTTGCCAGCGTCGTCGATCCGGCGCATGCGCCAGTACACGAGCTGGTAGGTCGTCGAGTTGTCGGGCACCGGCCACACCGTAAAGCGCGGAGCCGATTGCAGGCGCTCGATCCAAATCTGGATGGGACGGCCTTGGGACAGCTTGTTGGGGATCGTGGCGTAGGTCGAGACGCTGATGCGCGTGATGGTCAGGTCCGCCTGCGTGGAGGCCGAGCCTGCACCGGTGCGGATGACGTGCTCCAGCAGGTCCACCGTGTCCGCAGGCAGCTCGTACGTGGCCTGTCCGGCAGTCAGGGTCTGCGTGCCCTGCTCGAACGTCCACATGTTGACGCCACGGTTGGCCCAGTCAGCAAACAGCAAGTTCAGCGAACGGCGAGCGGTCTTGAGATCGTAGCCGGTGCGCAGCTCCGAACCGGCACGCTCGAACGCCTCCTCGACCAGCTCGGTCAAGTCAAGGTTGAAAACGGCGGTTCCAGAGGTTGCCATGTCACTTGCCCTTCGCGGCGCGCATGTTGTCGATCAGATTGGGGTACGGACGGCCAGCGGCCTTCGCCGCAGCTTTGGCCCCAGCCTTCTTGGCCGGGCTCAGCTTGGAAGGCTTGCCCAACCCTTTCGGACGAGGTTTATCCCACACTTGCCCGCCGTCAGCATACATCGTGACATCGTTCGGGTTGTCCTTACGGACGACCGTTCGTGCCTTTGGCATCTTGCTGGGGGAGATGTCCCCCATTCCACGGCTCGGGCGCATGGGTTACATGCACTTGCCGCCGCGCTTCATCGTGACCATCTTGCCCTTGGTCTTACCCTTGGACGCGATGCCGTCACGGCTGGGAGCAGCAGTGCGAACAGCGCCCATGCCGACGCTGCCGCCGCGCTTGTAATCCATCGCCTCTTTGCGCTCTTCGTTGACCATCTTCTTGGGAAGACCGGCCTTCGCCATAGCGCTGGCATGACGGAGTTCCATTGCTTTTTTGCTCGTAGCCATAGTGTCACCACCTTTTGCAAATTTGCGGCCCTTGTCCGCTTTGATGAAATCTTGTCCCACGCTCTGTGAGACCCCTGCCTTCTTGGCAAACGCGGGGTTATGGGCCACCGCCGCCATGAATTTATGCTGCTTCTTACTGGTGCTGGGCATCTCGCGTACCCCGCATCGCGTCGATCTTGCGCTCCAGTCTGTCGAAACGCTCCATCAACTGGTTCATGTCGGCACGGAACTCTGCACGGGTGAGGTGGTCGCGTGCGACCTCCTCGCGGGTGCGATTGAGCAGGATGCTGATGCGCTGAAGCTCAGCGAACTTTTCTTTCACGACAAACCCCAACAGCGCGACAATTGCGGTGAGGATGACGTTCCATACCATCATCTCCATCTGCTCAACCTCAGCAGTTCCAAGCCCTCAGGCTTTTGTTGATCCGAGAGTTCGAGTCCTTGGCCGTCTTGGCGCTGGTCAGCTTTTTCTTCATGCCCTCCATACGGGCGCAGAAAGAGTCGCGGCGTTTGCCGCCCTCTGGCTGAGGCGCTTTGAGACCGGGCTTGCCCGGGTTGGCTTTGTTGTAGGAGGCCCGCCCCTTGGCGTTCAAGCCGCCGCTGGGGTTCTTGCCTTCCTTGCGTTGCCATGCCGGGGTCTTAGCCATAGAACACCGTGACTTTTGCGTTGCTGAGCGTCGCATACACGTTGGTGCTGAACAGCACGCCTTCGCCGGGGATGACCACCGGGAAGGACGCCGCGCCAGCGCCAGTGTTGATCGTCAGCACTGTGGTGCCGCCAGAGCCGCCATCTTTCAGGACGACGCTGCCAGCGGAAGCTCCGGGCTCGACCAGCATGCCGCGCACGCGGGTGCGCTGGTCAAACACAGAACCCGACGCCGCCAGCGAGGCGGCTTTAACGTCGGTTTGCATCGTCATGATGGGCTCCTATTAGCTGAGCGCCGCGCCGACAGCAGTAACCCAAGCAGAGCCGGTGCTGATGACAAGGCAGTACTCGTTGTTTCCTGCGCCGTTGTCCGAGATGATGTACACGGTGCCAGCCGGGACGCTTGCAGCGGCAGGCAGGGCAGCGGTCAGAACAACAGGGGCGATGAAGCCAGCGTCAGATTTGACGGGGCCAGAAAATCGGGTTTGGGCCATTACAGGACTCCTTTGAGGTGTTGGTACTTTATCGCAAGTTTGCGCACAGGGCTGGTGTCTGCGCCCAAACGTCTTGCGCGCTCTGCGTACGACAGGTGGTCATTCTCAAGAATAAACTTCAGCTTTGCAACAAATTTTGGGTCCGCATGAAAACGTGCCATTTGTGCCTTGGACAAGGTTGCGCGATACTCCGGACTCTGGTAATTAAAAGTTGTCGCACGCCGTCCCAACCGAATCCGTTCTCGGGCTTCAGGGCTGTGCTGCTTACCTCGCATGGGGGCTTTTGCAAAATCAGCGATGTTGTACACAGTTGGTTCAGCAAACCATGCGTGGCCACTTAAAAAAGCCTCTTCCAACCTATCAAGCTCGTTTAAATCCTGACACTCCACTTCTACAGCTCCGTAAAACGCTAAAGGCCCGTATTTGTTGTATGCGTTTTGTAAATGCTGGTTTGTGTGCTTGTTTAATCTAAGTAGCCTAAAGTGTTCTTTAATACGTTTTTGAACACGCTGCGACTGCCCGACATAACACTGCCCGGTAGCAGTGTTGACGAGCTTGTAAATACCGCAAACATCAATTTTGTATGGCACAATCAACACCTATCAAAGTTGTTTGTGCCACTATACCCCAAAAGAAAAGGGGGCACAAGGCCCCCTTTTCAGTCAGTGGTAGATCAGGACGAACCCGACGAACCCCAAATACCCAGAGGGTCAGACCAGCCGAAGCTGTAACGCTCACGGGCCTTGTAGCGCACGTTGCCGGTGTCGAAATCACCATCCATCGAGGTCGACAGCGCCACACGCTCGAAGTGCTTCAGACCGTTGGGCACGTCCGTGGTCAGGAACCACGCGTTGCTGTCGGTCAAGAAGTGGTTGACGGTGTAACCACCAGAGATGGTGCCCATCGACTTCAGTGCGTTGATGTCGTTGTCGGCGGTGGCCACACGCAGCTCGGTGTCCAGCAGGCGCTTGGCCGTGAACATCAGGGCAGGCGGGATCACCAGCTTGACCGGCTTGGCGGCGATCAGCAGACCACGTTCGTCGGTCCACGCAGCGATCTGAATCGTGGCGTTTTCCAGCGAAGTTTCGTTCAGGTCCACACCAGTGGTCGGGCTGTTGTAGTTCACACCACCGCCAACCAGCGGGTGACCCACACGGCTACCACCGGAGTTGTTGCCGAACAGCGACACGCCGTCACCACCAGGGTACGCGCCGTTGAAGCCGTTGTTCAGAACGGCAGCGGCCTTGACCTGCTTGGTGTACGCCATAGCGCGGGCCAGCGACTTCGTGTAACGAGCAGACAGGCTGTCATACAGGTTGT